CAATGGTTGTGGCACAGTTTACTGGACTGTCACTACAGAAAGACGATAGAGCATTTGTAAGATATAATAGTTCGACTGGTAATTATGATGTAGCAACAGCAGGTGATGGTGCACACTTAGATGGATATGCTGAGTACAGAAAAGGATGGGGACATAGACATATTGTTGCATCAGATGACGCATTTATACAGGCGGTTTCTGTGTTCGCTGTGGGATACTTTGCACACTTTACATGTGAGCGTGGTGCTGACATGTCAATTACTAACAGTAACAGTAACTTTGGTAATACAGCATTAAGAGCAGCAGGATTTAAGAAGAAATCATTCTCTAAAGATAAGTCAGGTGCATTAACACATGTTATACCACCTAAAGCACTGAATGTTATTTCTACAACTGCAACTGGTAGTAATGGTTCTAATACTATTACACTAGCTAATGATGGTAGTGTTAATGGTATTATTGAGGGTATGCTCGTTTCTGGAACGGGAATTGGAGAAGGTGCATTAGTTGGTGCTGTTAATACTAATACTAGAGTTATCACACTTGATACTGTCAATACAGCAGACTTAGCAAACCAAAACGTTATATTTGGAGAAGAGACATCTGTTAACTGGGTTAACATTGATATTCCAAGAACAAAAGCAATTAACTCTTCACTAGCAGGACAAGGTGGAACGCCAGGTACTAGACTATACTTGTATGGTTATACTGTTGAACAATCACCACCAACAACAAGAGTTCAAGGATATACAATCGGTGCTAGACAGGATGGAAGTGGTAATACAGCAGTAGCAGATAAAATTAACTGTTTACTTGTAGCATCAGGAGCAACAGAAGCAAGTGTTCATTATGCATCTATATCACCTTATGGACCTACTGTTTCTGGTGTATCAGCAGGAGAACCTGGATCACCGATCCAGTATGATGCAAACTTATATACTATTAATGGTGTAGCAGGTCAACCAGGTGGTTGGTATCTATCTGTTGACTCAGTAAATAATACCATTTACACTACATTATCAGTTAACACGATCTATAATACTGTTAACTTTACACCAACTACATTCTTAAAGAGGATCCCTGATCCAAGAAACCTTGCTGACAGAACATATCGTGTAAGATATGTAATTGATAAGGATAAGACTAATCCACTACCTAGAGACCCTATCTCTGGTTATGTTATGCAACCATTGAATAGTGACACAACATCATATAAGTTAGACAAATGTTTCTATCTTTATGATATAAATGTTATTCAAGAATTTGAAAGAGGTGTTGCAGATGGTATCTATTATTTGACTCTCTTGTGTGCATCTATCGCACCAAGTACATCTAACTTTAATGATAGATTCTTCTCTCAAAACGTTAATGAAGTTTATCCTACATTTGACAGAGATAATCCACTTGCAGACCCAGATGCTGCTGTATCCATTGCTGATAACGTTACTATTGGATTAGTTAATGCTACAGATGGAGCAACTCCACCAAATATGGATCCTCAAAGATCTATTACTAAAGAATGCACAGAGTTCTTGCTTACAGATACAGGTTGGACACAACCAGGTACTACACCTAACTATGACTCAGTTAACAAGAGACTATCTAATATTGAGTTAACTGCACGTGCAGGTGATGAAGAAACTCGAAAGATTAATATAAGGGAGAATAATGATGGAACAGTCGCACCAATCAACGTTGAGTTTAGACGACACTCAATCCTTAGATCAGGTAACCATACGTTTGAATACCTCGGTTTCGGTCCAGGTAACTACTCCACAGCATTCCCTCAGACACAGGTCGAGACTCTTACACAGAACCAAGTTAGATTCTCACAGTCAATTAAGGAAGAAGGAGGAGTCAGTTTCTACTCTGGTCTTAACTCCAACGGTGACCTATTCATCGGTAACCAAGTTATCAACCCAGTTACAGGTCAGATAACTAATGAAGATATTGCACAGTTAAACGTTATTGGTGAAGAGAACACAACTATTGAAACGTTCTCTGAATTGGTGTTAACTGATAAACTAACAGTTATTGGTGGTGCATCAAACCAGTTAGAATCTATCTTTGCAGGTCCTGTTACCTTCCAGAAACAAGTAACATCACAGGATAATATTTCATCAAGAAAACTATCATACTATAACCAAGATGGTACTGTTATTAAACAGACACTACTTGCACCAGAAAATCAAGCAGGAAATGCACCTGATTTATCTGCTATTACAAACTACAATACACCTGCAGATGGTGACTTAGTTTATAATATCAACTGGAATCCTGGTAAATCACTTGGTTGGATCTACTTTAATCAAGGATGGAAAGAGTTTGGTCTTACAAATACAAAAGATATTAATATAGAGGAATATAGTGGTAATACTGTTCTTGGTTTAGGAACTGCACCTAACCAATACTATAGAGTCAAAGCACTTGGTAATATATTAATTGATGGTGACTTAGTTGTTACTGGTAACGGTGGTGTTGGTTCTGATAAGTATATTACCAGAACATATACTGGTGATGGTGTTACATTAACATTCGCACTGACAGTTTACACACCAGGTCCTAATGGTCCTATTCAGCACAGTGCTAGCTCAGTACTTGTATACTTAAATGGTGTAGCACAAATTGGTGGCACTAATTATACAGTTGATAGTAATGGTGCTAACGTTGTATTTGGATCAGGGGATGCACCTTTAGCGACTGATACAGTTCATATTGTTGAATTACCTATCTAAATAAATAACAGGGGTTGGAGTTGTAACCTATGGCAATCACACGGATTAGCGGAAACCAAATAGCAGATACTACAGAGGCAGTTATTACTACTCTTAGTTTTCTGAATACTAATAGTGTATTTCGTTTACCAACTGGAACTGAAGCACAGAGACCGTCAGGTGTCTCTATCGGAACTATGCGTTTTAATACTACTGCTGATAGTGCAGAAGTATATGCAAATGACGATGGATCTGGAAATGCAGGATGGATCGAAGTTGGTGCGGGTGGTGCTGTTGTAGGTGATAAAGGACAGATCAGATGTAATAATGATACGATTGAAGAGAATTTAGATCTTGATCCTACGATAGGTAATGAATTTAAGATTGGTTATATGGCAGGTGATGTCACAGTGGGTAATGGTTATACCCTAACCATTGGTTCTGGGGCTACCCTATATATGATAGGTTCTGATCCTTACACCTAAATAGTTTTATAAATCGGATAGAAAATGAGTACACTACGAGTTGCTGCTATTAAAGATTTGACAGGGAATACTGGTTTCGTTCTGTCAGCCACTACAGTGCAGACCAATAATACATTGGTGATACCAGGAACCCTACAGATTGATGGTTCTATCACAGGATCAACAAATAGTATTTTGCCCTCACACTCAGGTCAAAGTGGTAAGATGTTATATACCAATGGGACAAGTCCTTATTGGGATAACCCACCATCTGCAGATAATATCTCAAGTATGAGTGTATTTACATCATCAGGTACATGGAATAGACCTGCAGATGTTAAGTATATCAAAGTTCAAGTTATCGGTGGCGGTGGAGCTGGTGGTGGACATGGAGAAGGTGGAGGAGCAGGTGGATATTCAGAGGAAGTTATTAACGTAGAAAGTATAAGTTCAGTATATTGCACAGTATCAGGAGAATCAAACGGAACATATTATAGAGGTGGAGCAGGTAATGGAGGTTCATCTTCATTCGGTTCTTACCTATCAGCATCAGGTGGATATGGTGCTAATAGAAATCACCAACATTGTGGTGGTTTAGGAGGAGTAGGTTCTGGAGGAAACTTAAACATATATGGTGGTGGAGGAGACTCTCATCATGGTCGTTCATCAGTTGGTGGTGGAGGATTCTGGGGTGGTGCTGTAGCAGGTGGACATCCTCAAGGTGGAAACTTCAGTCACAATCACCAGTCACACTCAGCACCTGGCTCAGGTGGTAGTGGTGGTTACTTTAACTCACACAGAGGGTCTAATGGTAGACCTGGCATGATCGTTATTACACACTTTAAATAAATGAGTAGTTTAAAAGTACTAAACATATATGATGTCTCAGGAAACTGTGGTCTAACTAGAAGTGGTTCTCAATGGACTATTACTAGAAATGATGGTGGTGACAGGAAATTAACTGTCAGTACTTTACAAATAGATGGTAGTGTTACTGGTAATCAAACAGCAAGATTCCTACCGTCACAGTCTGGTAATGCAGGTAAGGTTTTAAAATCTAATGGAAGTTCTCCTTATTGGGAAACATTCTTAGGACCTCAAGGTAACTTAACCAGTATGAGTGTGTTCACATCAGGTGGCACATGGTCACGTCCATCAGGAGTTCGTTATGCTCACGTCCAAGTTATTGGAGGTGGAGGAGGTGGCGGTGGTCACGGTGAAGGTGGAGGAGCAGGTGGGTACTCCGAAGAAATTATTAATGTAGAAGGTGTTTCAACAGTATCAGTAAGCGTATCAGGAGAAGCAGGTGGAACATATTATCGAGGAGGTGCTGGCAATGGGGGATCCAGTTCGTTCGGAAGTTATCTCTCAGCTTCTGGTGGTTATGGTGCCAACAGAAATCACCAACACAATGGTGGTCTTGGAGGCGTTGGATCGGGGGGTAATCTGAATATCTATGGTGGTGGTGGAGACCAACATCATGATGGTGGATCATCAAATGCTAACTCTGGAAGAGGATTCTGGGGTGCTTGTGTAGCAGGTGGTCACCCTCAAGGAGGAAACTTCAGTCATAATCATCAAAGTCATTCACCACCAGGTTCGGGTGGAAATGGTGGATACTTCAACGGTCATAGGGGTTCTAATGGAAGACCTGGCTTAGTTGTTGTAACTCATTACTTATAAATAACAACGAGGTATTATTCAGACAAATGAAAAAAGTTTTAGTATCTATTGAAGGAAGAGCAATGCAGATTGTTGATCCTGGTCAAGAGTTTGAAATTTACAATGGTCCAGATGCTAAGTTTGTCTGGGTTGATGTAGATAACGATAACATAACTCTAGATTGGACTCTAGAGTGGTCACCTGCCCAAGGTAAAATGATATGGATTGAGAGAAGTGGAAGTTATACTGATCCAGGTATGGCAAGGCAGGTTGCGTATGGAGAGGTGGGCGAACAATTAGACATGCTCTATCGAGACATTGCAGCAGGTAAAAGTTTAGATGCAAGTGATGCAGAGTGGTATCAGCATATTAAGAATATCAAATCCACTTATGTTAAACCAGTTGCTAAATCAGTACCAGCAACACCAACAGAATTAAAATCTTATTCGGAAACAGAAGAACCAGGTGCAGACAAGTTCCCTAAAATGTCTTATGCAGAGTTACCTGCATGGAAGAGATATGAAGGGTGGACAGATCCAAATGCATAGTGTATAATATATACTAGTAAAGTTATATTATGAAGGTTAATAAAATTTGCATCGTAGGAGGTGGCACCGCAGGTTGGATGACTGCAGCCACCTTTTCGCATCTAAATCCTGATAAAGAAATAACATTAATAGAATCACCTAACGTTCCTACTATAGGTGTAGGTGAATCTACTACTCAATTTATTTCAGAGTGGTTAAAACTACTTGAAATAAAAGATGAAGATTGGATGAGAGAATGTGATGCTACTTACAAGTATAGTGTCAGGTTTGAAAATTTTTCTGCAACAGAGGGAGCATTTCACTTTCCTTTTATAAACATAATAGAAACTCCATCATTAGATATATCTAATTGGTTCATACATAAAACATTAACAGATTGTCCTGTAGATACATTTGCAAAGTTCTATTGCCCTCACTATAAATCTATTGTAGAGAATAGAATTATTCAACAGGATATTGATTTCTATAATCATAGAGTTCATAGAGGATTTCATATAGACGCAGCAAAGTTTGCTAATTGGTTGAGAATTAATAGGTGTAGAAAAGTTAATCATATTATTAAACATGTAGATAAAAGTATTCTCAATGAAGATTATGATTTGTTTGTAGATTGTACAGGATTTAAGAGTTTATTATCAGATGCGTATGACTATGAGAACTGGGATAAGTTTGATAAAGAATTACCTAACGATAGAGCATGGACAGTAAGACTACCTTATACAAATAAATGTGAACAACAAAGAGTTTATACTAATTGCACTGGTATGGACAACGGATGGGTATGGAATGTTCCATTAAGAAGTCGTATTGGAACAGGATATAATTTCTCATCTAAATTTGTGAGTGATGAAGATGCACTAGAAGAATTTAAAAAACATTTAGGTTATCCAAAAGAAACTCTATCAGATTACAGATTAATTAAATTTAGAACTGGACTATCAGATAAACCTTGGAGAGGCAAAGTATTATCAATAGGATTAAGTGGTGGATTTATTGAACCATTAGAGAGTAATAGTTTATTGAGTGTACATAACTGGTTAATTGAAGCATCTAAGGTGCTAACCCTACCAGTAATTAGAAAAGCAGACATCAATTTCTTTAATACATATGTTAGAGATAGTTTTATTGGTTTTAAAGATTTTGTAGCGTTACATTATCATCTTTCTACAAGAGAAGATACACCATACTGGAAATATCTTACTCAAGAACATGAATCAATACCATACACCAAACTTCCTGTAGAAAACTGGACAATGGGCAACTTATATGGAGGTGCTTTTATTTGTGCAGGGCATAACTATCATCCTTTTGATAAAGTTATGCTAGAATTATTAGAGAAGGATGGTAAATTTAATGAACAGGGATATTTCTCTGTTGCCAACTGGAACCATTTTGATGAATTACAAGAATCTTTTCCCTTTGCAGTAGATTATTATGAAAGTAACTGAACCAGACCACGTTATAGAATTTGAAAACTTCGATCCTTACAAAGGTAAGATTGAAAGTGTAGTTATTGTTGGCGGTGGGTCATCAGGATGGATGACAGCAGCAGCATTATCAAAGTTATGCCCTCATTTAGAGATTGCTTTAGTTGAATCACCAGATATTAAAACTATTGGTGTGGGTGAATCAACTTTAGGACATTTCAATCAGTACTTAGAACTGTTAGAATTAGAGGATGAAGATTGGATGCCTCATTGTGATGCAACATATAAAAATGGCATACAATTTACTAACTTTAGAGAAGGAAAGGAAGAGGTATTTCAATATCCATTTTATTCAAATTATGATTTTACTTTTGCTAACGCAGGACTTAACACATGGGGTCACCTAGCATCACATTATCCAGAAGAATTTCCCCCAGAATCGTTTGCAGAATTTTATTGTGCTAATACTTTTTTATGTAATGAGAATAAACAAACTAGAAATCGTGATGGTGTAACTAGAGATTTTGATTTTAGAAGACATACTGCATATCATTTAGATGCAACAAAGTTTGGTATCTATCTTAGAGATCATATTTGTATTCCTAATGGTGTTCAACATATTAAGGGAGAGATAACTGGATACCAGACAATGTATGAAAGACCTAATGATCAAACCATTAGTTATATCATCATGGATGGTGTTAATGCACTACAGGCAGATTTATATATTGACTGTACAGGATTTAAGTCAAAATTATTAGGAGAATATCAGGGAATACCTTTTTATCTTTGTGATAATAAACTTGCAAATGATAGTGCATGGGCAGCACGTATTCCTTATCTTGAAGAAACAAGAGAAAAAGAAATGCGTAATGTAACTGATTGTTGGGCTATGCCTAATGGTTGGACATGGGACATACCACTATGGAATAGAATTGGTAAAGGATATGTTTACTCAAGTAGATTTTGTCGTAAGGAGCAAGCAAGAAAAGATTTCGTAGAACATCTTAGATATAAAGTTGGTAAGAAGAGAGCAGATGAAGCAGAGTTATTTCATATTGATATAAAGCATGGAAGGAGAGAAAGAGCATGGGTTAATAATGTAGTAGGTATAGGATTATCATACGGATTTGTAGAACCATTAGAGTCTACTGGTCTGTTAACAACACATGAGAATATACTTAGACTAGTATCAGTTTTAAATCAAAGGGATGGATATGTAACAAGAACAGAGAAAGAAGGATTTAACTGGATATGTAATTACACAGTTGATAACTTTATTGATTTTGTTGCAATGCATTATGCGTTCTCTATGAGAACTGATACACCATATTGGAGGTGGTGTACACAACAAAACTTCTATAATCCAGAGCAAGTAACACAGAATGTTCCTATGCATCAAAGTATAGAACAGTTCATGTCATCAACCTATGGTGAAGGATGGCATGTAAATATGAATGGAATACCATTTATAGCTGCAGGTCATGGAATAAGATCTACATCGTACTTAAAGAGATCTCTATACCAATTAAAAGAAAACATGGTATCAGAAGATGAACTACCAGATGTTAGAAGAAAGTATTTACAATGGAAAGATTACTTCAGTAAATACGTTGCACAATTACCCTCACATTATGAGTTCTTGAGAGATGAAATTTACAAATCCGTTTAGAAAAAAATCTTGGATCAGGTTTTATTCGTTAGAACCTGCTGTTACTGATCTCTATCCAATTAAACCTGCTAGTAATCATAAAAGATCATGGGTTCAAGGTGAGAGAAAGAAATCAAAATGCCCAGTATCAGGTTTAATATCAACTGCTAATTGTCCTGGCATTAAAAATTTAATGTCATCAGGTTATATTGTACCTGCACCTGCTGATTTTAAAATAACAACTAATGGTGATGGCATCTCAGTAAATTGGGAAGCACCTTGGTTATTTAAAATGGGTGGTAATAAAAGATCATATATTGGTAAGCATGATGAAACACAAGTTGAACCATTATTAGACGACCCTAGTAAATCATTAAAGACAGTAGTAAAGATAGAAACTCCTTGGAGAGTTAAAGCTAGTGATGATATTGTATTACTACAGTTACCAGTCAACTATAATAATGAGAAAAGATTTACAGCAGCAACTGGTTTATTAGACCCAAGATACGGTCATGTAATACACGCACAATTATTTTGGCATGTATTAGAAGGTGAAACTCATGTCAAAGCAGGAACTCCATTGATACAATATATTCCAATGCATAGAAAATACTTGCAAAATAGTAATTTTGAGACTATAATAGACTCTGCAGGTGATGTAGAGTGGCAGATGGAAGAATCTTTCGAGTATGCTAATCAATCACAATTTATTGCAGAGGACACTGTACAGAACCGTCTAAATAGAGTGATGACAGTATTCAACAAGTATCGTAACAAAGGTTTTAAACTATGAGCGAAATTCAATTTTCTGGTTTACCAGGTGATAAGGTGCAAAACCCTGCACCTGCTATTGACCCTAAAACAGGCATACCTTTTGCAGATCATAAACCAGATGATTCACCAAAACATTTGGCAGAATTTAAAATGGAAAGTATTGATGACTTAATCAATAACTTTAATGGTCAGTATAACAAAGCACATGAAAAGGTGGAGAAACTAGAAGAGGATTTTAAAGACACTAAATTAAATCCTTATGGTGTAACACAAATTGACTTCAGTAAGAGACAAGAACTCAAGGAGCATATGTCTCGACTAGAAGGTGCTATCAATGGATTAAAAATAGCAAAGGAAACATTCTTTTTAGATGATGTCAAGGTAAGAAATCCTGGACAGAAGTATGAAGAGTTAACATGATAATCGCTGAAGATTATTCTGGCGAAGGATTACATTTATGGCATCCTTATGTTTTTAAATATGAGTTTGATTTTAGTGATATACTACCAAAGATCAGACCAACATACGAAGCAGCTTTGAATCATTGGGCAGCAAAGACAGATCAAACTAAAGTAGAAACTATACCTAACTCTACTACATCAAGAGTAGGTAGATATGAGTACACATTAGAACCTCATAATCAAGAATGTATGCAACCATTTAATAATTGGTTAGGATCAAGAATTAGTTGGGTATGGGATCAATTTGGTTATCTAGGAGCAGAAAGTGAGATCAGTCAATCATGGTTTAATAGACATGAGAAGGGAGGACAAACTAAAGAACATACACATAATTGTATTGAATTAGTTGTAGCATCTTACTTACAAAATGATGGAGAAGGTCAAGGTAATATAGAAATAAAAGACCCATTAGAATATCATAAGACAGGTTATCCTTATGATGCAGAGAAAGAAGTATGGAAAGAAATTAAATGCCCTACTAATACAGTTTTAATATTTCCTGGTTGGGTTAATCATAGAAGTCAAGTAAATAAAGTTGGTGGTGAGAGGATGGTGATGACATATAATATTAATGCTAGACTATTCAAATGTGATGTTTATGAAAACAGATTTGTTTTACCGAACACTCTTAATGCAGCATGAGTTTCCTGATCTGATAAAGATCAAGAAACCAACTGATTGGAATGTAGAGTATATAAAATTAACTGACGATATAGGATATTATGTCGCTGATGACCCTTTTGAAGATGGGTCATTTGACTTGTACAAATCATTAGCAGCAACATTTCCTATAATGACTGACACTAATAAAACTAATTGTAGGGATGCAAACCCATTTGCAACTATACATCTACCACACTGGTGTTGTATTGAAATTTTTAGATTAATGAGAGGATATTTTAGGACATGGTTTGGTAACGCAGAGGTAGAACAATTACATTTAACAGAGTGGGGTAATCTATATTTTAAAGAGGAAAGTTTCCCTTGGGATTATTTTAGATTACCTCATGTAGATGGTGCTAAAGGATTAGTTTCTAATTTATGGTTTACAACTAACCCTGACTCAGGAACTAAGATATACAAATATCATGGTAATTTATTTAAAGGTCAAGATGATAAACTATACTATGATTTCATGGTAGATCAAGAGCATCCATTGTTCAATGAAGTCAAAGAGTTGTGTACTCACATGAAGAGATTAGATGGATGGAAAAATTTATCTGATGATGAAGAGAGACACTATGGTTTTGAGTGTGTTGGAATAGCACCTTGTAAAGAAGGAACTATGACATTATATGATACAGAAATATCACATACACCTTACATAGAGGACTCATGTGATTTTAGATGGTCACACGCATATTGTATTCAATGAAAGCATTTACACTTCATAAACAAGAAGATAATCTCAATGATTTTATTTTTGAGTCAACAATAACAGACAAGAATGTATGTAATTATCTCATAGATCAATATCATATGATGGAGCATCATCAAGGTAGAGTCAGTAGGGATGATACAGAAAATTTTGTCAATACTAATATGAAGGTAGCAGAACAAAGTTTTGTTGAACCAGATCATGCATCATACCAGACAATATATGAGTGTATAGATAAGACAATTAAATCATTACCATACGGATTAACCATACCGTATGATATGACATCAACAGAATATTCTATCAGAAGGTATCCGAAAGGAGAAGGACATTTTGGAACTCATGTTGACACTATGAGTAAAGTAACGTATAATAGAATACTTGCCTTTATACTATATCTCAATGATGTTGAAGAGGGTGGTGAGACTGAATTTATTACTCTTAACAGATTAGTGAAACCAGAAACAGGGAAAGTATTATGTTTTCCTTGTAATTTTATGTTCCCTCATAAAGGCAACATCCCTATTTCAAACGACAAGTACATTGTAACTGCATTTGTGTATCCTCAATGGTAAATAACGATTACAAATTATATGAAATTGACCCTATTCATTGTGATATAGATCATGATAAATTAGTTCAATATGTCGATATGTCAAAGGCAAAGTTTGAACATTTATTTGATGATAAAACACATGATACTGGTTTCTATTATCTCTATAATTTTTTTAGTATAGCATCATGTAATAAGGACACATACAATTTATATCTTGCTATTGTAAAATGTATTAAAGATTATTTTGAAGTAAATAATATACCAAAAGATAATGTATGGATGCAGATGTGGATGAACATACATGATAAAGATCAAGTATTAAAATCTCATTCACATGATTTCCCTTATCATGGTTATTTCTCATTAACACCTCAAAAGACTGATACTGTATTTCAAGATAAGATTAATGGAAAGGAATTATATAGAATAAAGAATAGTCCATATCAAGTTTATATTGGTGTTGGTAGCAGACCTCATTATGTTGATGTATTAGAAGATTATACAGATAAAAGAATTACATTTGGATTTGATATACAAACCAATGAATTAGTTACTGGTAACTTTAGTTTTATACCAATAGTATTATGATTAATCTCGATTTATATTTCCCTACACCAGTATGGTGGACAGATACTAATCTCAATAATGAATATCTAAAAGATATAGTATATAATAAAAAATCTGATAATCCAGAAGGAAGAGAGGTTAGTAATTATGGTGGATGGCAGTCAAATGTATTTCCCTCAACTCATGTACCACCATTATGTGAAGTAGCAATTCAAATAGCAGATCAAGTTAAACAAGACATGGGATTAAATCCATATACTGCATTTGATGTAGATAATTTATGGTGCAATATTAATAATCAAGGTAACTCAAATCAAATACATATACATCATGGTTCATTCTTATCAGGTGTATATTATGTTCAAGCAAATGAGAATAGTGGCGATCTTATTTTTTATAAAGATTTTGATAAACAATACATGAAAACTACTGATACAGAAATAATAAATCATACACCATTAACAGGTGATGTAGTTAGATATAAACCTAAAACTGGTAGGATGTTTGTATTTCCTGGTTGGTTACCTCACTCAGTTGATACCTGTATAGATAATACAGACAGAGTATCCATTGCTTTCAACATACAAATTAGAAAATGATTCAAACTATTGAAAATATTATTCCAGAATCTCATCAAGATTTCCTTTTAAGTAAGGTAACTGATTTAAGTTTTGATTGGCATTTTATGCCTGATGTAACTTACGTTGAAGAGGGAGAAGGACATAACACACCAGGATTTGCTCACGTTCTAGTCAATGGACAGAAGAGATCAGGTCAGGAAGATATGTTCATGGCTCCACTCAATGAATATTTGTATAGAACAAATCAAAAGTTAGGTGCATTACATAGAATGAGATTAGGATGTTTGCTGGCTAATTGTGACCAAGAACATAACAATAAGCATATTGATTTTAACTTTGAACATAAAGTAGGACTGTACTATTTGAATGATAGTGATGGTGATACGTTGGTATGGGATGATGACATAGTAACAAAAGTATCACCTAAGAAGGGAAGGTTTTTTGTATTTGATGGAAAGTTTCCTCATGCAAGTTCATGCCCTAAAGAACATACAACTAGGATTGTTCTAACATATAATTTTTCCACAAGATGAGACTACCTTTAACAGTAGTAGATAACTTTTTTGAGACACCAACACTTGTAAGAAACTTTGCATTACAGCAAGAGTTTTTTAAAGGTGATAGAGGTAATTGGCCAGGTATTCGCACTAAGTTTTTAGATGAATTAGATATAAATTTTTTCAATACATTTCATGATAAACTATTAAATTATATACCTAGAAATTATAAAGGATTTCAACATTTAGAAGCAACATTTCAGTTAATAGATGAGACATATAAAAGAGGATGGGTTCATAATGATGACCCTAAGTGGAATGTAGCAGGGATTGTATATTTAAACAACGATAAACCTAAACAAGATTGTGGAACTACATTTTATGATGATAGAGATACATCAAATGATGGAGACCATAGTAAAGAATATTGTGATGATGTAAATGATAATATAGGACAGAATGAAGATGTAAGAGATAAAGTCAATTCAAGATGGGTACCTAGTATGCTTGCAGAAAATAGATGGAATCGTTGTGTTATATCTGACTCAACTAGATGGCATAGTGCAGGTAGATTCTTTGGACATAATAAAGAGACATCTCGATTGACTCTAGTATTTTTTGGGAGAGTGATATGAATGATATTATAGTTGTAGATGATTTCATAACAAAAGATTATGCAGATCACATAGAACAAATAGTTAATGAAAAAGATTTCCCATTACATTTTAGAAAAGGAATTGTAACTAACGAAGATGAACATGAAGGCAATGTAGATGGGTTCATTCATATGTTATATGAAGTTCAAAAACCTGTATCACCTAGATTTCCATTAATATATCCTATGGTATTAAGTATTACTGAAGCAACTGGTATTAAATGGAATGTATTAGAAAGACTAAGATTTAATTTCATGCTAGGTAATAAGCAGTCTAAACTATTACATCATGCACCACATACTGACAATTACACACCACATTGGTCAGCAATATATTATGTTCATGATTGTGATGGTGATACATTTTTCTTTGACCAAAAACTAACAGAGTTTACAGAAGAAGAATCATATAGAATAACAAATGAAAACAAGTGGACAATTAAACAAAGAGTATCACCTAAGAAAGGCAGACTAGTCATGTTTGATGGTGTAAGGTTTCATGCTAGTTCATTCACTACAACTAATCCATTTAGATGTGTACTCAATATGAATTTCTCATGATAAACGTAGTCAAACAAGTCATTAATAAACAAACGTGCGAGGTGTTATGTAATAGTATGGAACTCATGAGAGTGAGTATGGGCAACCCACCAGACCCAACTATCAATAATGCATTTGGATATTATTCACCAGTATTCTTAGAGAGTTTATTGTTATGGATGCAACCAGAAATAGAAAAGAAAACTGGTAAGAAATTACATCCAACATACTCATACGGTAGGATATATGGACATGGATCAGAGTTAGAGAGACATACAGATCGACCAAGTGGAGAGTATGGTGTAACGTGCTGTTTAGAAAAGCAATGTAATTTCCCTATATTCTTTGAGCGTGAAGGACATACTATAGAAATAGAATTGGATGTGGGTGATATATGCATATACAAAGGCATAGACTATCCCCATTGGAGAGAACCATATCAAGGTACAAGACACATACAAGTATTTCTCATGTATGTTGATAGATCAGGTTTGTATCAGGATTACAAGTGGGATAAAAGATCGAGTTTGTGCCAACCACCAAACTGACCACTCAATGTTGCAATAAAAAAAATATGTGATAGAATATATGAGTCCACATATACTATTATGCCCTCATTTATTCTAACTGCCACAGACCAAGATGGCACAGTAACAACCAAAACATTTGACTCAGAATTTCTAGGGGATACCGTAGAGAAAGTAGAGGATTTTCTACATGGAGTTGGATTTTGTTTTGAAGAACTCACTTGTAAGTTTAGTGATGACCATATCATCCCTAACATCAAGACAGGAGAACCAGAAACCATTTATCGTGACAACATTCGTGACAATGTTGATATTGGTATCGAATAACACAGCATACTCGACTTAACAGTCGTATTATGCTACTATATAAAATGTAGTTCAAAGTTAAATTCATTTAAACATGGGCAAAACTTTTAGACGAGGCGGTAGTGAGTACGGTAACAACAGTTATGGTAAATCACTCAGAGACAAACGTGCTAAAGGAAGTAAACGTTATTCTAAAGAGGATTCTTATGGCAAAAAAGTCGAAAGAAAATACGAATACAAAGAAAAACGAGACCTTAGATGAAGATGATTTTGATGATGGACTAGACTATGATGACATGAGTTATGGACTCATGGACATAGATTATACCACTCAAGATTAATGGCATCAAAAGATCAAAATTCTATTGAGCATGGCGAAGATGAAAACGTCAAGTTCAATCGGGGACTCGATTTGTTTATTGAGTCCCTACTTAAACCAGACCCGCATTTGCGTGGATGTGCTTATAATCAAGGGTGTTTCAATGAATTAATTGAAATTCGTGATAACATTATAGAGTACAGTAAAACACTCAGGAAATGATCGGGTTAAATTCAGCAATTCTAACTACTGAACAAAAATTGATTGTGAAAGACTCATTAGTAATGTATGTTTGTTCCCTACAAAAACAATATTTTAGGGATAAAACTATTTCGTCTAAAGAATATCATGATAGAATGAAACAAGTTGATGAAATTGCAAACAACTTACATTTAAAGGAACTATACAAACATGGATGAACCGACTGACTTGTATCAAGACATGGAAAAACTCAATATGCTATATGAAGAACTCATGTGGGATAATGACGATATTCTAGATTTCGTTCCTGACTATAAAAACAACTGTATTATAGTCAGAAATAAAACACAGGAAGGTATCCGTTCAAAACATGGGAAAGATATGGATTCATTATGAAATATCATTTGTATGATACTGACGAAAGACATCAAGGATGTTTCAACTCTATTGAAGAGTTGAGAAATTTTTTATGTGATCGTAAGTATGCTATGAATTGTGATAAAGACATAGGTAGTACATTTGATTATATCAAACATATAAAATGGTATTTTGAAATAGAAGAATGATTAAACACTTTAATCCTAAGTGGTATTTTCAAGATAGACTCACAGAAATAGATCAGCAAAAGATAGAAGATATGTTTGCTGACATCTATAATGATGGGGATGGTTTTGGCATACCTAAAGATTGGCAGAGATTATGTAGAGTAACATCTACAGATAGAAAGAGTGACGGAAATCCTATTTGGGAAGATTTCCTCAACATACTAACACCATACCAAAATAAGTTTCTTAGTGAGATAGAAACATATTGGGAGACAGAGTTAGTATGCGATAACGTATGGGTTAACAAATATACAGAGGGAGATTTTCAAGAGGTTCATAACCATTGTCATCCTGATTATAATATTGCTATGGTTTATTTTCATAGGTGTGATGGGTCACAGTTTCATTTCTTTGATTCATCATGGACAGAATATAGATCAAGCGGATTAGATTATATCATGAATGTACCAGGTGATGAAGTGACACAGTTAGAGATAGAGCAAGGAGATATTATTATGTTTCCAACTAACTATCCTCATTTTGTATCACCTAACATGAGAGAGGAACTAAGGATAACATTTGCAGGTAATTTTAAGATGCAGAGAAAAGCTATGACACTTGGAGAAGTGACCATATAAGTGACATACTAGCAATAGTATGTTATACTAGTATCATAGTTAAAGAGATCAATGAAACTCAGACCTCAAATCGAACTCAACAAAACATATACTTATACTTGTGATGCTACATTTGGCACACTATCACAGGAGAAAGTAAATAAGTTATTTACAGATGGTAGAAGAGCATCAGGATTTCTTGAGATTCAATTAGAAGAGTGGTTTCCTAATCTTACATTTGAAGATGGTAAGGGATATGACCACGTTGACACAGATGGAGTCAAGTATGATGCAAAATGTTTTACCAGAGGTGGAGCAAAATTTTGCCCAAGTGGTATGTTAGGTATGGGTAGAAAGGTTGATGAGAAAGAGTTATGGGAACACGCAGAGAATATGATTTACATATTTACAGATGTAGTAGAGTTTCCAAAAGTTCAAGTTAGATTTGTAAAAGGTTCTGACTTGACACAATATACAAAAGGTTCAATTCCATTCAAAGATAGAAATGTTTTATTTGGGTGATTGCATAGAAGGTATGCAGAAACTAGATGATAAATCAGTTGATGCTATAGTTACTTCTCCACCATACAATTTGAATATCAAATACAGTAAGTATAATGATACTAAACCACTAGACCAGTATCTATCGTGGTTAGGTGATGTATTTGCAGAGTGTAAACGTGTACTTAAAGATGAAGGTCATCTATTTGTTAACATGGGATATTCTAATATTAATCCTACTGTAGGTATAGATGTATGCTGTAAATTAAGAGATAATTATATCTTACAGAATCATATTACATGGGTTAAAAGTATTCATACTGATAAGACACATGGACATTTTAAACCTATCAATAGTAAAAGATTCTTATGCCCTACATGGGAGCATCTATTTCATTTTACAAAAGATGGTAAGGTAGAAATTGATAGACTTGCAGTTGGTGTTAAGTATGAATACTATGAAGCAAATATCAGAGGTAATAATACTAAGGACAATAAACCTAACCTTAGAGACAAAGGTAATACATGGTTCATACCTTATGAGACTAGACAAAGTAAACTAGAGAAAGGTAACCACCCCGCTATTTTTCCAGTTAAGTTAGTAGAAGATTGTTTACTATTAACTGGTATCAGTAATGGTATTGTACTTGACCCATTTATGGGAACTGGAACTACAGCAGTAGCATCAGTTAACTTAGGATGGGATTATATTGGTTATGATATTGACCCAGAGTATGTTAAGTATTCTAAACAAAGAGTAGAAGGTGGGTTGAAAAGTTTATTAAGATGATATATAATAATGAACAAAGCAATTTTAGTGGAGACACACCAGTCGAGCAAGATTGCAAAACGTATAACAACGGAGAAAAGACATGACACCATTAGAGGTGGGAGTATGGTATAGTTTACCAGGTATTCCAAACGTAGTCATTAGTTTACAGAAAACTAGTGATTTTTTAGCGTACCCAGAGTGGATAACTCAACGCAATACAAAACAAAGAGCAACTAAGAAAAGTGTAATAGATCACTTAAGGAAATTATTTCCTACACATCATATAGTTGGATTAGGTAAATTAACTAAGGATGATGAGTGGGAAGATGGCACAAAATATAGTGCAGGTACTATTTGGAGACTTGATGCTAACACTAGATCATATCTTTGGCAGACAGGGAAAACAGATAGAACACCCGAAAATGTATTATGTGTAATGTATCTTGAAGATACTTTAATAAAACTAAGGAGAACATACTGGACATTTGATAATCCTACAGCAGCAGAGGTCGCAGCAGAAGTTGTAACAGGATGTCAGAAGTCACTAGGTATGAACTTGAAAACTAAGAAGTTTCAAGAAGGACAATATGTCACAGCATTATCATACTTATGTCAATATGATGACCCAGATAATTATGGTGTCAAGGGATTATGGACAGAGACAAATGACGATACTATAACTCAGAGTGAGTATCGTAGAACTAAAATGCAAAATGCTATCATGCAATATAAAGATGAAATTATTGCAGTTGATAACCTATTAAATGAAACTGGTATCAATAAGCATTTCGATCAAACGTTCATCACATCATTATTTCTACTTCACACTAGGAGAGGAACATTTCATGATAATATAGAACTTATGATGAAACTAATTAATGAGAAAGTAGAGGATGAGTATGGGGATGTTGTTCCAATCTCAATGTCAACAAAAGGAAGATTAAATGCTACTGGATGGATACAGAGAGAGAACAAACAACCCGCATTTGGTGGAACTGTTTACATACCTGATAGAGGTAAGATGGATGGATTTGCTCAGGGAGTGCCATTTTTTACATACTGGTTAGACATAGCAGTAGAGGAAGGATTAAAGCACAAACAGAATCAAGGAGCAAAAATAGGATACCAAAAATGGTTTCAAGAATTTCTTGCTAGACCAAGATTCAAACAAATGAAAGAACAAGTACTAACTACTGGTATCTTAAACTACTAGACAAAAAACCTATTTTATACTATACTAAGTTATGAGAAAATTCTTTAGTCCAAAAGGACAAATCAGACTCATCAAAAAAGCACTCAAATCTGATACTTACTACACTAGCGAAGAGTTGATTAAATTAAAAACATCACTCAGAAAACTAGAGAAGGAAGTAGAGGATGAGAGACATTTCCAAAATGGAGGATTTGGTTATGACATTTAATGTCTATGAAATTATCGAGGACAAGAAAACTAAAGTCCAAGAGGAAGAAGAAGAGTGGGTATCTGAAATTATTGGTTCAGAGGATGATGAACTAAAACGACTAATACAGGAGTTTTAAATGAACAGGTATCAAGTATGGTTACAACGTGATAATGGTATTCCAAAAACTGTTATTGTTGATGATTGTTATTATGAAGATGAAGCAAGACTATTAGCAGAATCACAGTATGGATTACCAGTATCAAAAGTATTGTATCAAGGCAAATCAAATACAGGTCAATATCAACATGACTTAGAACCCCCATATCCAGACTATAATAAAAATATATTCAGAAATGGTATATTTGATTTACAGGTTATTGGCACACTTGGAGGATTACTATTATTGTTTGTTTTTATACAATACTGGTACTTATTTGTTGGTGCTATAATAATTGCAACTGTATATGGTATCGTAAAAGACGAAAACTAAAATAGGCATAAATTCTTGTTACTTTTTACATTAAATTAATGATCTCATTTCTAAATAATAATGTAGAACTAAGGAGTAACAAGATGCACTAAATCTCATATATTATGAGACTATGTAAACATTACTAGGAGGTTTGTATGACCAACAATTTGTCTTTCAATCAAATGGCACATTGGAAACATGATGTTAATTATAATTCTCAACAGAATAAAATAGACGAGTACTTTGAATGTCTAATTGATTGCAAAGATAATGATAGAATGTGTAAAACATATTGCACAGAACTACTGAATTAGAGGGAATCAACCGAATATCTACAGAGGGTTGCATAACCCTCTTTTTTATTGTATAATATTAAATGATATTATATTTAATATGAATAACATAGGTTTAGAAGTTGTATTCTGGACAGTATTAACAATTTATCTTTTAACAAAGTTGGGAGTATTTAAAAAATGAAACTAACTCAAGAGATTATCGACCAGATACAGGAAGCAATGCTACACACCAAAAAGGATGGTAGTATTAATTGGAAAGATGATGATGAACTTGTAGTACAATTAGCAGGGACATTTGCTAACGATAGATTTATTGTAATTAAGAATAAAACTAAAGACCCAGTTATTAGTGCTGAACCTCATCCATATTTTGATTATGAGAAGAAAGTATTTACAAAAGATGGTAGAGAAGAGTATATGAAGGAACAAAAAGAGTTAGCAACTAAAAGATTACATAATGATATAAAGAAATCACAATGATAGACACAATCTTATATGGAGACTGTCGTGAAACACTTAAGAATCTAACAAATCTAAGTGTTCAAACGTGTGTTACATCCCCCCCATATTACGGTCTTAGGGACTATGGTGGAGAAGAAAAGCAATTAGGACAAGAAAATAGTCCAAAAGAGTATATTGACAACTTAGTCAATGTATTCAGAATAATAAAAGATAAATTATCTGATGATGGAACTCTATGGGTTAACTTAGGAGATAGTTATTATAATTATAGACCAGGTAAAGGTCAATCATATCCTAAACAGTCAGTATCTAAAACTAAACAAGATTTACCAGATAAATGTAATAAACGTGGTAACAAATTAGATGGATTAAAAGAGAAAGATTTAATTGGCATCCCTTGGATGTTTGCATTTGCAATGCGTGATGATGGATGGTATTTAAGACAGGATATTATATGGCATAAACCTAATCCAATGCC